GAGCCGTGAAGATAACCAAAATCTTTTTTTGACCACTCGATGAACAAGCCATCCGAATCAAATTGCAATTGTCTTCAAATCCAGGATATTCATCTGTCCGATTTGAAAATTCATCAAAATCCTTTTTGTCAATCAAATATTGCCCTGCCCTTGAATCAATCAAGGTTCCGTCCAAATCTGCAAAAATATAAATCATTTAGTGCCTCATCTTTTTCTTAAAGACTTTAGAGTGAAAAATCTCAGCCAACCCAATTCCAGTCTCAATCAACTGCTCCTGAAATTCGCTCATGCTGCCATACCCCATTTCATCTGCAAAATCAGGATTCATCACCTGATTCTTTGAAGCAGACCCGTGCACCACAGCCAGGGTAAATGCCAACTTCAATTCGTCCAAATCATCCATTTTTATCCTCCTCAAATTTCAAAATATCTCAAGCCTCGTGGCTGCACCAAATACAAAGTTTCACGAGTTCTTGTCAGAGCAACGTACCATACCCGATTTTCTTCATCCTCGCCCAAACTCTCCCAACTTCTGCGACCCATATCAGTTAGCAGCACAACGTTGTCTGCCTCACCACCCTTTGATTGGTGGATAGTGGAAATAACAATCTTTGGATCAACATGAAATTTTTGGTTATTCCTTAAACAGCTCCGAAGGTACTCTCGTTCTTCAGCTGGAATCGATTTCAACACGGTCATCCAATCTTGCAACAAGATTTCCTTGGGCAGTCCAAAATCTTCAATTCCATAGCTTTCCTGCGACTTCAACCTTGTCTTCACGCCCAAGAATGGCAGAAGATTTTTAGCCTCGTGCCGACCCAAATTTTTACCATTCCGCAGACTTTCCCAAGAAACAATCGCACGAGTCATTTCATTATCCAAAGAGTTTTTGCCATTGTAGGTGTAGCCAAACCCCTGTTGCCGGACAGCTTGCCTCAACCTGTTCAAAAGATATTTGCTGCGAGCCAACAACATCCAGCTCTCAGAATCATTGAACTCAATCTCCTGCTCTGAAGCAACATACTCAACTCGACCCTCATCAATCCGAGGGTTCCAAGGCTTCACATATCTGTGCTTGATCCGCTTGACCACATCGATTGCCAACCGATGCACAGCCCGTGGAATCCTAAAACTTTGCGGCAAAATGACTTGATCTCCCTTCAATTCCAAGAATTTTTTGGAAGCCCCAGCCCAACTGAAAATAGCTTGATCATCGTCACCAGCCACATAAACCTCCTGTGCCCTCTCAGCAACCTTAAAAGCAACTTTGTATTGCAATGCTGAAAGATCTTGTGCCTCATCAAAAATGGCAATTTCAATGTCCAGAGGATGATTATAATTTTCAAGAAGATCCGTGAAATCATACAGACCATTCTCATCCTTGTAGATTTTCAACGCCTCGGCATACTGTTTTACAGCGTGAATCGTTAAGTCCGGCAAATTCAATCGGTGGTGCTCCTCCTCAATCCCTCGCAACGTGATACGAGCAAGAGACTCAACTCTTGAGCACTTGTCACCCAATCCATCTCCCAGATGCAACCCCAGATCCTCATCAAACACTCCCTTAAACGAAATGCCCAAAATCTTGCCCAGCTTCCGATAGTGTGATGGGGTCATCATCTCGTCACGCTTCAACTCAAGCATCCTGAACGCCAAGCTGTGCAACGTCCTGAAATAAGGCAACCGCCCCTGCTCAAATTTGAATTGTTGCATCGCCCTCTCCTGAGCTTCATAGGCAGCTTTACGGGTGAATGCTAGGTAAGCAATACGCTCAGGAGCAACTCCACGACCCAAGGCATCTTCAACAATTTTTAAGCAGGTTGAGGTTTTCCCAGTGCCCGGTGGTCCTAGAATTATCTGAACATGTCTCACTTGGATCTCTTTCTCTTTTCAATCATCTCCACACACATCTCACAAATCCATTTCTTGCGATTGCCAACAGGGACAGTTTTGCCCTTGTCAACGGATTTTTTATATTGCTGACACTGAATACAAAATCTTTCATTCATCAAAAATCCTCCGAAATTTCAGATGGTACATCCAAGTCATCAGTGTCATCAAAATAATCTGGGCTTGGCACTGACCAAACCTTAACAGCCTTAGACTTAATCCGAAACGTGTTTCGATCCCCACCAAGGTTCCGAAGCCAACTCCAAACCTGATGTTGAGATGGGTAACGGAAACGTCTAGACTCCAAAAAAATAAATAGATCCTCTGATCGGAAATAAACCATTTTTTCATCACTGTCGTGCCAAGGTTTGGCGTTCATAATTTCATCTCGGTGCCGAGCCTGAACCTTACCTGTCAGGAAGCTATCCAATATTTTCTCAAACTGACCTTGTGGGCTGGCATCGTCAGGATCTTGAATGATTTCCACACTGCCCAGCAGTTCGTTGATCCTCTGCTCCCATCGCTGGGCTGGCATCGTTGCTGGGCATTTGTTGAGCTTCTCCACACAAATTTTTTGAAGCTGACGCTGATCGAGGAGCTGTGGTGTTGTGACCTCAATCCTCTCTCCCTGCATCTCAATATACCAACGGACTGATTGTTTGTTTTCCGTTTCATATTTTGTGATGGAATCGATCTCAATCGCCAATCCACCACCGACCCCTCCAACCCCAAACTCTCGCTTCATGCACTTGCTCTTCTGACAATAATTGCAGATCGGTGCCTGTTTGCAGGTGTAGGCATAAGTTTTCCGGCTGACACTTTTCACCAACGAATTAACTTCTGAGCTGGGCAGAGGTGATTCCAAGTGTTCGTAGTTGAATTTCATTAAATCTTCCTGCCAATCGTCAGGATGCTTCTTGCGATAATAAACCCCAACATTGAACAACGAAATGTTTCGCCCTCCCTCCGGGAATCCCATCGTCATGATGTGCTGAAGGCATGGTGGTCCATCTGAAAACTTGTCAGAAACCTCCTGCTTGTAATTTTCCAATTCTTCAAAATTTGTTCGCTTCTTTTTTGCCAAGGAAATAAATTGTTTCAAAGATAATTTTTTACCATTATGAATGGCATAACGATCGGTTTTATCTCCATCCCAATAACACAAATTAATCCAGTTCCCCCGGTCCATTTCATTGGCTCTGGAAATTTGCTTAGGGAATATCTCAGCTCCTCCGTATCCCAGTCCGGCAGCAAATTCATTGAGTTTGGCTACCATGTCAATGGCAGGGATAGCTGGCTTGCAAAACAAATAAAGGTGTGCACCACCTGACTTGCTTCTGCATAGCACCAATGGAGTTTTGCGGATCTTCTTCTCCAGATCCTCCAGAGACTCATTCAGCTTGACGTTTCCTCTTATGTCAATGTCGATTGCCCCAAAATTGCAGGTGTTGTCCTGCTGGAGCATGATGATGCCCAGAATGTAGTCCGACCCTGTCAGATGCTCAATGTAATTCTGCTCTGTAGCAGGTTCACTGACCGTGATGGCTCTGCCAGATACCTTGCCATCATCTTCCTCTTTTTTAACACGGTACTGTCCGTGGGCATTTTCATACCCACGGAACAGTTCCATAAAAGATTTAACCTCAGACATCAGAATGGTACGTCATCAGGTTGTGCTGTCTTGACATCGCCAGACGCAACCTTGCTCTTGAACTCCCTTGCCTCCAAATACAAATTGGCACCGTTTGGCATTTGCTTAATGATGCCTCCGCTTTTTGCGTCGTACAACATTTCGATGTTCCAACCAAACCAACTTCCCTTATCATTTTCTTCTGGCACTGTGGTCAGCTGATAGGCTGTCCAAAACATCGCTGGATTGATCGTGACACCCTTCTCCGATGGGTGAGGAATTTGCAACCTGTTGATCATCGAGTTCCACCTGCGAGCTTTTTTCAACTGGCTCGATGTCATGCTCAGGACCGCTGGACTGTGACTGCCATCTTCAGCAACAACAAAAACAAAATATTCAGCATTGGTCGAAATCTCATTGCCGTCCTGCGTCAATATCTTGCCATCAATATTTTTGCACCCCTCCAAAACGGTGGCATCGTTGCCGTGATCAGCTACAAATCCACCTCTGTCTGCTTTCCACTCAATGTAGGCTCTCCGATAACTCAAAGGAATTACGGTAATGCCCTTCTCTCCATCGAATGCCTCGGCACCCACTGAGTCGTAAATATGACCAGCCTCGGCTCCCTCCACATAGCTACCATCCCTCTTGTTAACCTGTGGGGATTGTGCTTGGAGGATTGACAGTCTTGGGATCATCATATCCTCTTGTGTCATGTTCTCTGCTGCTGTCCCAGCATCATCGATCAAAATAGATGCATCAAACTTTGTTACGGATGTTTCTTTCTTCTTTGCGACTTGGTTCATTTCTTGTCTCCTGATTTGATTTCGGCAATTCTGCCATTAAAAATTTTAAAGGTTTCATGTGGAACACTTTTACCTTCCTCAATTTTGCTCTCGATAAAACTCTTCAAACTGCGTGGGTGCACATCGACACTCACCTTGTATAAAAGATTTTTCTTCGACAGATCATCCATCAGACTCTTAACTTGAGCCTCGGCATCAACATCAAACAAAACTTTCACCGTGTTTTTGATGATGGATTCTCCTTGATTTTTAATCAGCCAATCCAGACCCGACTGTCTTCTCTCGATCAAGGCACTTTGTTGATCCTCATCCTTTGTGCGATCAATGTGAGACTGAGTCGGTAGGCTTACCGAAGTGAAATCCTTCACCTTGACCTTCGAGCCATCCGACAGCTCAAATGATGTTATTCCGATCTCCTGCATCGCATCAGGTAAAACAATTTCCTGAAGCTCTCTCAACTCTTGCTTTTTAGCCTTCAACTGCCTCTCGATTTGATCAATGTTTTTTTGAGCATCAATAATTTTTGAGGCAATCTCTGCAATTTCACCTAGATTCTTGGACGCAGGTGCAACGTCTTCAAGCAGATTGATTGTCATTTTTGTTTCCTTAATTCAAGAGTGACAGGCATGTACCAACCTTTCCTTCGATCCCTGCCACCCGATTCAATATTTCGCTCCCATCGGAGCACGTTGACCGTGGGACTTTTCTCACTGGCAATCATGCAACAGATCATCACCGCAATCGGGTCACCACCCCCTGCCCAAAGAATGTAATCCTCTGGGCTGAAGTCTTTCAAAATTGCCCTAGCCTTTTTTATCGACGGAGCTGGCAAAAACTGGGGCTGTTCGTTTGGATCAAAAACCACCTCCAACTTTCCGTATCGGCTCGCATCAGATAGGTCAGGGGTCCAACCAAACTTGTTGACCGTTGGTCGGCTCACAACAAAAACTTTTGACACTTTTTAACTCCTTTCTCAACTACCACAAAAAATATGTTATATACTATAGTCCAGATTTTCAAGAAAAAATTTTTAATTTTAAAAAATCACGATTTTGCGGTAACACCGGTAACATTTGCATTTTTGTTTTTTAAAATAAACAAGTTATCTGTGTTACCTCAAACCAACATTAACGGTAACGTTACCGCTAGTCCGGTTACATCGTTGATTTGCAAAACGTTTTCTCAATTTCCATTCCCTGAATCAGTGCTCCAACAAAAAACAAAAGTTCATTTTTTGTCAGCTTCGGGCTGACATCCTGCACAGTTCCCGACTGGTCAATCACTTGTACCAAACGATAACCACTGTAACTTTGTTCCACCAGATAACTTCCGGGTTGATCCAAATGAAATTTTTTTGGAGCAGCCAATCCGCAACGCACGTTTAACTGGTGAACTTTTTCAACTAAATTTTTCAAACTCATTTTATATTTCCTTTCTAATTTTTTTTGCAACATGTAAAATTATACATACTTTTGTACTCCTGTGTTATTTTTTTTGAGGAGCTGGTAATGTTAGGAACACTCTTTTCCTTCTTCTTATGGGTGATTGCCAGCTCTTCTTTTGCAGAAAAAATTACCTACTGCACCCGGCAAGACTGCTACGAGGTCGAGCAAGAGATTGTTGATGCAGCCATCGACATGTGCATTTACAAAAGTCAGATGATCATGTTGGTTGCTGACTGGAAGAAAACAAATCGGTTCAAACAAATTGAATGGGTGCCTGGCGGTAAAAAAATTAAATGCATGAAACGCATTCCTGACATGTTTTTGAGTGGAAACGAAACCGAAGAACAAAAAAAATTCTTAGAAAAATTAAAATGTTCTTTGCAAAATTTAAAAACTGATCCTATTTTTGAAGGTCAAAAGTTTTATTTTTCGTGCTTAAATCAATTTAATAGTAAATTCCCTGGGATATAAGTTATTGTTTTTATTGGCATAAATAAAAAGACTTGCATTCTCTGGTCAATAGTGTATCCTTTCTGTGTCGGGAAAATTTAAACTGAGAAAGGAAACAAAATGAAATTTAAACTTTACAACTTTGACAGACTTACCAAAGAAGAAGTAAATTTTGTAAACAAAAATGGTCGTGAGAGCCTTCCTAAAAATGTGGCTCGGATGGATCTTGGGCATGGAACGAGCGACAGAAATCGTATAGAAGTTTTGAAGATGGTGGTTGAATGTTTTGATAAAGGTTGGTTTAACCATGTAGCAAATGTGACTTGTGACATGATGGATGATGTGTTCCGGTTGACAAATGATCCAAGAGTGACTGAAGAGGAATATAAAAGTTGTGTTGAAAGATTACTCCCAATGCACAGCGTTTCGGTTGGTGATGTTGTCGAGAATGAAAGTGGTGATAAGTTTTTATGTGACCGCTTGGGTTGGACTAGGGTTTAAAACAACGGGGGAGAAATTCCCCCATTTTTTAGAAAGGAAATAAAATGGATAAGAAAATCAGCATAGTAAGACACGCATGGAACGAAAATTATTCACTGAATTGCGACATCGATGATCTCAGACGGTTGGGTTTTGAGAATGTCAGCTTTGGAGATGATTTAGCACCAAGTTTTCAAAAAGGTCGTGCTCAAGTTTTTTTCAATGACCTCACTGATCCGAGCATCAAACAAGAAAATCTCATGCACAAATTTACCGTTGTTGTTCTCAACGATGATAATGAATACGAGAGAGAGTTTGGAGTGACAAACGATTTTGAAACGATGTTGGGATTGGTCAAAAAAATTAACGAATAACGCAACAAGGGGAGTTTGCAGACTCCCCACTTTTTAAAATTTTATTAGGAGAAAGAAGTGCAAAAACTTAAATCAAATTATAAAGCGAAAATTAACAAAATGTCGAGTGATGAATTGTTAAAACAATTGGATCTCATGATTATGGCTGAAATTTTTCATCCGAAAGAAAAAAAAATTGAATTTGTACAAAAAGCAATCGTAAAAAAAATATTTGAAAAATATCCTGAGACTGCGAAGGCAGAGGGATTTAGAAAAAAGTTTATTGAAAATTAACAGGAGACTGCACATGAAAGTTTTAAGTCTTTTTGATGGAATGTCCGGTGCCCAAGTTGCTTTGCAACGAGCCGGAATTAAAGTTGCCGAATATCATGCGTGTGAGATTGATAAGTATGCCATTCAGATCGCCCAGAAAAATTTTCCACAGACGATTCAACGTGGATCGGTTGTTGGCTACCAACCTGATTTTAAGCCTGATCTTCTGGTTGGTGGTTCACCATGCCAAGGATTTTCGTTTGCTGGCAAGAGATTAAATTTTGACGATCCTCGGAGTAAACTATTTTTTGAATACGTTCGGATTTTAAAAGAATCTAAGCCAAAATATTTTCTTTTGGAAAACGTCAGGATGGCTAAAACATCGGAGCAAGTCATTACGAAAATGCTAGGTGTTGAGCCTCGTGAAATCAATAGTGCGCTTGTGTCTGCTCAAAACAGGAAACGTCTGTATTGGACAAATATCCTTTTTGAAATGCCAGTTGATAAAGGTTTGATTTTGTCCGATATCTTGGAAGATGGTTATGTTGATAGAGACAAGAGTCATTGCCTCGATGCCAATTATTTTAAAGGTGGCAATTTGAAAAGCTATTTTGAAAAGCGTCGAAGGCAATTGGTTTTCTCGGCTGATGGTTTGTGTCAAGTTGGAATCGCTGAAGAAATTAACGGACATGACATCCTGAAACGAGTCTATCACCCTTCTGGCAAGAGTCCGACTCTTAATTCTATGGGAGGTGGCAATCGTGAACCAAAAGTTTCTATCGGCAAAAATTATCTTCATTGGAGAAAATTAACGCCTCTGGAGTGTGAGCGTTGCCAAACGTATCCCGACAATTATTCCGAAGGGGTCAGCAAAACTCAACGGTACAAAATGCTTGGAAATTCTTTTACAGTTGACGTAATTGCAACTATTTTTCAAGGTCTTTTATCGGCTGAAAGAGAAGTTGGAGTTGAGGTTTGATCGACCTTTTCTTTTTGCTGAAAAACAGTTACACTTATTTCAAATAATTTGCAAGAAAAACATTATGCCTAAGAAAAAAGTTCAAGTGCAGAGACCCATAAAAGATGGACCCCCTGTTAAGCCACGCAGTTGGAACGGCAGGTTTCAGTCGGTTGAACCAATGAAGAACCAAAAGAAAGCTAGAAAAGAGCCATACAAATGGAACCATCACACCACGATCAATTGGATCATGGGTCAGGCAGATCCGCTGGGTTTTCTGTCTCAGGTGATGCAGGGTAAGGAAATCTTCCCAGTGTACAGCCAGTCTTCGACAGGGGAAGTTCAGAACATTGGCAAGATCGGTGCCGATCCCGAACTAAGGGTCATGGCAGCAAAAACTTTGCTGGGTAAATGCATTCCAGACTTGAGAGCAGTTGAGATCAAGGCTGAGGTGCAAGAACATAAAATTTTAGACATCACAAGGCTATCAGATAATGACCTCTCAGCAGTTGAACGAGTTCTTGAACACGCTGTCATTGACGGAGATCCGAGCGGAGAAGATGCGGAGGTCGCTGAGGGAGTTCATCAGGACTTCTTGGCAGACGATAGAGCCCGGTAGAGATTTTCACGACAACTGGCACATAGATGCAATCAGCGATCACCTACAGGCTGTGGTCGAGGGGAAGATCCGCAGACTGATCATAAACATTCCACCGAGGCACATGAAATCAATTTCAGTGGCGGTGGCACTTCCTGCATGGACCTGGGCTATTCAGCCAGAGAAACGCTTTTTGTTTGCCAGCTACGCCTCCAGCCTGTCGATTAGAGACTCGGTTAAATGCCGAAGGCTCATAGATTCTCCTTGGTATAAAACACATTTTGGGGATATGTTTGAGCTGACCACTGATCAGAATCAGAAGCAGAGGTTTGAGAACAGCAAGACTGGTTACCGGATAGCAACGTCAGTTGATGGAGCGTTAACTGGTGAGGGTGGAGACATCATTGTCATTGACGATCCGCACAACGTCCGGGAGGCAGAGTCAAGTACTGTCCGAGAAGGTGTTCTTGAGTGGTGGGATCAAGCCATGCAAACTCGACTCAATGATCCAAAGACCGGAGCATTTATATTAATAATGCAACGAGTGCACGAACAAGATCTTACTGGGCACATTCTTGCTAATGATCTGGAGGGAGAGTGGGACCACCTCTGCCTTCCAGCCAGATATGAGATTGGTCATCCGACTCCTCCCCGATCAAAATTATTCTTTACAGATCCTCGCACTGAAGAAGGCGAGTTGCTTTGGTCAGATCGAGTTGATGAAAAAACTTTACAGACTCTGGAGAAAAGCCTTGGTAGTTATGCCTCGGCTGGTCAACTGCAGCAACGCCCAATGCCCAAGGGCGGTGGCATATTGAAAAAAGAGTGGTGGGTGCCGTGGGAAAATGAACACCTGCCTGAGATCGAATATATTCTTCAGAGCTGGGATACAGCGTTTGGCACCAAGGAAAAAACTTCTTATTCTGCTCGAACCACTTGGGGAGTGTTTAGGCACAAGGGTCAGATGAATGCCATTGTGTTAGAGATGTGGTATGACCGAGTTACCTACCCAGAGCTGAGAAAGCTCGCCCAAGACAGTTATGAAGAGTATCAACCAGACGCAGTGTTGATTGAGAAAAAAGCCTCTGGGCAAAGTTTATTGCAAGATCTACGCATTGCCGGAGTTCCGGTGTTAGAATATTTACCGGACAGAGATAAACAGGCTCGTGCTCATGCCAGCTCTGCATTGCTGGAAGATGGTAGGATTTTTTACCCTTCTAGTCGTAAATGGGCTAAGGACTTGATAGATATTTGTTCAGCATTTCCTGCAACGGACAATGACGATATAGTTGATACCTGCACACAAGCATGGTTAAGGTTGAGAAAAGGCTGGTTCATGACACACAGTTTAGATTATGATGATGAAATAGATTTACCTAAAAGGAGGATGACAGTTTATGGCTGAAAATGACACTATACCATTTGCCGAGGGAATGCCACTGGATGACCTTCAGATTGAACCGTTTGGAGAAAATGAAGTTTTAATTGGAGATCCTGATTCTGATTTGCCATTAGAAAAAGATTCTGCGTTTGATGATAATCTTGCAGAGACTTTGGATCAGAGGCTTTTAGACAGGACTGGTAGTGATTTAGTTGGCTATTACACAAATGACCGGGAGGCAAGATCCGAGTGGGAGAATCGCTACAAGGCTGGGTTAAAAACACTAGATGTTGAAGGTGGTCTGGAGGAAGGCGAGGAAGAACGAGCCAGTCGTGGACTTAGCACAGTTATTCACCCGATGATTGCCGAGGCTGCAACTCAATTTAATGCTCGTGCCATTACCGAGCTTTATCCATCTGGTGGTCCGGTTAAAACCGTTATCATTGGTGAGCCAAACGAAGAATTAGAGGATCAAGCTCGTAGAGTTCGTGAATTTATGAACTATCAAATTACGCAGGAGATGCCGGAATATTTTAATGATCTGGATCAAATGCTTTTTCAATTGCCTTTGATTGGGCATACGTTCAAAAAAATATGGTGGGATTCCACTCTTGAGCGTCAGAGATCCATGTTTGTGAGGGCAGAAGATTTTGTAGTTTCCCCAGATAGCAATGATTTAAAAACTTCTGCACGTTATACACATGTTATAAGGATGCCGAAAAATGAGTACAACAGATATGTTCAAAGCGGTTATTACCTGCCTGTCAAGACAGATTCAGAAGCTGCAGACTATGATAATGACACTGTGGGTCAGATTGAGGGTGTGGATCGACTCAGTGAAGGAGCGAGTAACAAAATAGTTACCCTTTTGGAGATGCACGTTTATCAACCGTTTGAAGATCAAGACCAGGGTGATGATGACGTAGCATTGCCGTATGTGGTGACAATTGACGCTGATACAGAAAAAATTGTTAGTGTCAGGAGAAACTGGCACGAGGATGATGAGCAAAAAGAAAGACGCAACTGGTTTGTCAGCTATAAGTTTTTACCCGGCATAGGGTTTTATGGCTTTGGTTTGTATCACCTGATTGGTGGTTTGGGTAAGGCTGCAACTGGTGCACTGAGGGCTTTGCTTGACTCGGCTAGTTTTGCCAATATGCAAGGTGGTTTTAAGTTAAAGGGCAGAGTTTCCGGTGGTGATATTGAAGTTAATCCCGGTGAATTTGTGGATCTGGATGCGACAGTGGATGACATCAATAAGAGCATTATGCCATTGCCATTCAAGGAGCCAAGCGGAACCTTATTTCAGCTACTAGGATTTATGGTTGAGGCTGGGCAAAGATTTGCAGCCACTGCAGATTTAAACGTTGGTGATGTTAATCCCAATGCCCCAGTTGGATCTACAGTTGCTTTGATAGAGCAGGGCAGCAAGAGTTTTAGTGCGATTCATAAACGGCTCCATCATTCGCAGGGTGAAGAGTTTAAAATGCTTTCGGCTTTGAATGCTGAGTATTTACCTGAAACCTTTGACTTTGGTGTTCAGGGTGCAAACGCAATTATTTATGCTAAAGATTTTGATAAGAAGATTGACATTATCCCTGTCAGTGATCCAAACATATTTAGCACAGCCCAGCGTATTGCCCAAGCACAGGCAATTCTTGAGATGGCAAATTCTGCCCCTGAGCTTCATGATCGATACAATGCTTACAAGCGAATGTATGAGGCAATCCGGATACCGAACATTGAAGAGGTTTTAAAGGAGCCGGATGAAGCTGTGAGGCTTGACCCGATTGATGAAAACATGTCGGTGATGTACGGCAAAGCGATCCGAGCTTTCCCTGAGCAAGATCACCAGGCACACATCTCGGTTCACATGCAGTTTATGCAAGATCCATCGCTGGCTGGCAATCCTGTTGCCCAGCAGACAATGGGACCAATATTAACGGCTCACATTGCTGAACATATTGCATTGTTGTATCGCCAGAGGATGGAGGCAAGCATTGCAATGCCATTGCCGAACATTCCAAATCTGCGTGATCCGCAATTTAAGTTTGAGGACATTGATCCGCAGGTAGATATGTTAATTAGTCAAAGGGCTGCACAAGTAGTTCAACAGGCACCTCAGATGCAAGCCATTGCTGGGATTGCTGATATGGGAGGTCAACAACAGGAGAATCCATTACAGTATGCACAACAACTTGCCGAGTTTGAAGCTCAAGCATTACAACAACGGACGCAATCTGAGATTGCTGCCGACCAAGCCAAAGCACAGTCCGACATTCAGATTAAACAAGCCGAAGCCCGTCAAGACATGGAAATAGATGCAGCCAAGGCACGAGCTGACCTTGAGGCAAAGGTTAGAAAGTTGGAAGCTGATTTACAACTGGAGCGTGAAAAGAACGCTGCAAAAATACAAATGGAAGCAATGAAAAATGTACAACCTCCCACCAGTTAACCCGGCAGCATTTTCTGGAAATCAACCTTCAATGCCAGCACCAGCCCAGCCGATGGATATTGAAATGTCAGACTATCTGTTGAGAAAAGTTGATGAGATAAAACGCAGGATGGGTGCCGAGGGAGGAAACCTTGGTGCTTTTACTAATTTACTAAGAAACACAGGAGAATAAAATGGCTAGTATTGATGTAGAAAATATTGATGTTTTAGCAAGTGATTTTGAAAACAAAATGGGATTTACTCATGATTCCCCTGGACTTGAAATGACTGATGGTCAGCTCGTCAACTTTATGTTGTTGTGCAATCACGAGATGTTGGGGTTTGAAGATGATGAAGAGATGATGATGGATGAAGAGCCTCATGGTGAGGTCAAAGTTATCAAGATGGGCAACACAGATGCTCGTGAGATGATGGATAATCTTTTAGGTCATGATCCATTAAGGCTTGTAGATTAATTTCTGGTTATGGTGAAAAAGACTATTCTGGCACCAGCCTTATCTAAATTAGGCTCTTTAGCTAATTTAAAAGAAAAAGAAGATCTTGGTGCGTTGTCAAAAATAAAAGCCTACCACGGCTCTCCGCATGAATTTGATATTTTTGATTCGAGTAAAATTGGGACAGGTGTGCGTGCTCAAAACTTTGGTCACGGTTTGTATTTTGGAGGAGAGCCAGCAATAGGGGAAAATTATAAAGCGATGGCAAAACTAAGAACCAGCCCCTTGCCTCCTGAAGAGGGCAGTATAGCTTACGATATGGAAATGGAACATGGGTATGGAAAATATTTTAAAGATGACATTAAACGACACAAAAAATTAGCTGGACCTGAAGATGAAGATTATGTTGATGAGCTGATAAGAAACGAAATAGAACCTTATGCTATAGAAACTTTTACTCATCCATCTGGTATACAAACTTTTTACGAGTTTAAGGACGGCTCTGGTTACGAGTTTGATTCGGAGTTAATGACATTAACTCCGTCAGGGGAGCGTAAAGGTTATTTGTACGAAGTTGAATTGGATGTAAAGCCGGAGGAATTGCTTGATCATGATGCCCCTATTAGTGAGCAACCTGATTCTTTAAAAGAAAAAGTAACAAATGTACTCAAAGAATTTTACCCAAATGAAGATAAACTTCAGGCTGTATTACGAGCAAATAACCTGAAACTTGATTCTTCTTTTAAACGAAACTTAGATGATATTATGAAATCCGGTGGAGGTAATTTTGTAAGTTCGGTTGAAGATTATTTAAAAGAATCTGATTACTTGTCTCCAGAGGAGCTGGGCAAGCCCTCTGATTACAACCATAGAAAAGAAGCATCAAAACTTTTTTCAAAACACGGCATCAAAGGGTTAAAATACAAAGCGTATTTAAACAAACCAGCCAAGAAGCCAAACTATGTTATTTACGATGACAGCCTTGTTAATATTTTAAAAACTTTAGGTGTTTTGGGTGGAATTGGTGTTCCACTTTTAATGGATAATAAAGCCGGACCTTATGCCTCTGGCTATGTTTCTCCTAATGTTCAGGGGCAGGAATGAAGAAAAAACTATTAACAAATATTATATCTAGGTTAGGTGCCTTGGGAAATTTAAAAGAGCCTGAAAGTGTTGGTGCTCTTGTCCCTTTGAAAAAGCAGGAGGTTGTCCCTTCTCGCAGGGAATTTGTAAAAAAGGCAGCAAGTGCAGTAGCTCAAACAGCACTGCCTCGTGGGGCGTTGACAACTTTAATTGAAAAAGGATTAGAGCCTGTTGCCAAAGGAAAAGTTCCAATATCTACTTTTAACAACATTTTAACAAATTCTATTGATTTTAAAAAAGCTGTTTTAGAACTAGAGAGCAAAAGAGATGACATCGATTCCGGGTTTACACCCATGTTTAAAGGTGGATTTATGCGAGGTGTTCCAGTAAGATATGATTCAAAAGAAAACACGTTCCCAGCGGAAATTCTTGACGAGAACAAACAAATTCCCCCTGTTGATGCCTTAAATGATGATGAGGTCAATAAACTATTTGAATATGCTTATTCTCGTCCCTTGCGAAGCAATTTCATGGGAGATGTTGAGGATTTAGTAATTAAACCAGAATTTTTGGCGATTGAAGGTTATTTTCAAGAGAAATTTTATGACATATTAGACGCAGCTGGGGTAAGCATAAAAGATTTTGTTACGGAAAGATTGAAAGGCAAGGACGTTTCCCCAAAGCCAGAAGCATTAAAACACAGGGGCGTTACCACCTCCGAAAACAACCTATTAAACTCATTCATAGATAGACTGAATAAATCAGGTTATTCTGGTTCTGAGATAACAGAGTTTTTAGAAGATTCTATGCCACAGTATCAGAGTCATCAATTGGAGCGTTACGAGTAATGCCAGTCTATAAAGTCAAAAACGGTTATCGATGGGGCAAATCTGGAAAGATTTATAAGACCCGAAAAGAGGCTGAGAAGCAGGGTCGAGCTGTTTACGCTTCTGGCTACAAAGGCAAAAATCGTGGATAAAGGAAAATTAGGTGTTCTTAGATTACTTGTTGAAATGGCAGGGGAACGCCTTCGTGATCAAAGATTTGGAGCTTTGCCTAGAGATGCATCTGAGGCAAGACCGGCAAAAATTTTAGATCCGGCAGGGCTTTCTGAGATAAGAATGCCAGATTATCCCGAAAACATTGATTATGATTTAACCCCTGTTGATCCCTCAAAGGTTGCCCCTAAAAGAATTATTAATATTTCGGATCTTCAAGGTGATGTTTTAATCCCAGCTTTTGGTGATAGAACAAACATTGGTGCACTGTCTCGCATTGGTCCTTACAAATTAAGCTCCCCGGTGGATTTACAGGGTGGAAATCAATTTATGCGTTTTCTTGACACAGGGATCTGGGCATCAGATAGAGATAAAATAAATCCAATAGCTCGTAAAGCCCAAGCAATTTCAGAGGAGGGAAAGACTCCTAAAATTATTTATACAGCAATGGCTGGAGGGGCAAGTGATTTTTCTACAATGATGTCTGATGTTACTCTTGATGTTATTTCTCAAAGCAAAATTTTTAAAAAAGATGCAAAAGAGTTTGACAAAATTATTAAAAAAGAAGTTGATAAAGACTGGGTTGGTATTTTAGATCCAAAGGCAAGAGATTATATGGCTGATAAAATGATCGGGACAGATCGTGCAAAAGTTTTTAAGCAGATGGATAAAACCAAGTGGGTGGAAAAAGGATTCCCTCATATTGGAGTAATTAGGGCAGCAATTACTGATCCTGATTTGTTAACCACAAGGGCATTGTCATCGGGTCGTTCCATTGGGGATATTGACGTTTCAGGACAGATAAATCCATCAAGACATAGAACATATCCTTATGAAGTTCAAGGGCAATATTTAGGTGGGTTGCGATTTGATGTGCCAAATGAATTAATTTTTAGAAATTTTTATAAATCAAGAGAAGGCAAAGATCGTTCCTCTGATCAAAGAGCATTTTTACTGCAACCATACATTAAACAAGAAGTCGATCAGCAGATGGTTGATGAGGTTAGTCGATTTATTGAATTAATGAGACAAAAGGAGTAATAATGGCAGCTAATAAAAAATCATCGGTCAACAAAGCAGGTAATTATACCAAGCCCACGATGCGTAAACGATTGTTTAATAAGATAAAATCTGAATCGTCTATGGGAACCGCTGCCGGACAGTGGTCGGCAAGGAAGGCTCAAAAATTGGCACGAGAATATAAAAAAGCAGGTGGTGGTTACAAGTCATGACTTTAAAGAAATCGCAAAAATCGCTCAAGGATTGGGGAAAACAGAAATGGCGAACTAAGTCTGGCAAGAAAAGTAGCGTAACTGGAGAACGGTATTTGCCTGAGAAGGCGATTAAAAAATTGAGTCCACAGGAATACGCTGCTACCTCCGCTGCAAAGCGCAAGGCAAAAGCACAAGGAAAACAATTTTCAAAGCAACCAAAAAAGATTGCTCAAAAAGTAAAACCATATAGGAGAACAAGGCGTGGCTAAAAAAACAGTAGAGGCACCGGATGGGTTTCATTGGATGAAATCTGGCAAAAGTTATAAACTAATGAAAAATCCTGCTGGCGGTTACAAGCCACACAAGGGGGCAAGCATGAGAGCAAGTTTTGAAATTCAAAAGGTGCACAAAGGCTAATGGCAGAATACAAAGGCAAGAAAGTAAAGCTCAACAATCCTCGCAGAATTAGCAAGGGTGAAACCAGCTATGGGAAAAAGAAAAGTGTGGTTTACGTCATGGATGGGGATAGTGTTAAGCGTGTGACGTTTGGGGATCCGAATATGCGTATTAAGAAAAATCAAAAAGGTCGTAGGAGTAATTTCCGGGCAAGACACAACTGCGATAATCCTGGTCCAAAAACAAAGGCACGTTACTGGTCGTGTAAGGCTTGGTGATATGAATCCAATATTTAGATTTTTACTTGGGCTTGTAAAAAAAAGCAAACAATATGACGTATATCATGGAACACGAGATGTCATAGACCGTTTTGATTTAGATCATCCGGGTCGTAAAGACATGGGATATTTTGGCAAAGGTGTTTATACAACGGATAATCCTGATATGGCATCTCTTTATGCGGAAGAGATTAAAAAAGGTCCGGCTGGTCCTAATGTAATGCCATTAAAAGCAAATTTAAAGAATCCTTATTTTGCTACAGAAGAAGACCGGGCGATGCTTAGAAACAGTGGAATTAGAAGTAAAGAAGCTGGTCAGGCAGCGGCAAGTCAATTTACACAAGAATTAAAAAAACAAGGACATGATGGGGTTATTTTTACTCACTCTGACCAATCAAGAGAAATTGTTGTTTTTGATCCCAAAAATATTCGTTCTCGTTTTGAAAAACAAAAGTCATCAAATGTCCCGGTTGGTTTGGGAGTTTTAGGAGGTTTGTCTTATGGCAAAGAAAGTGGCGATTAAAAAAGTAGCACAAGCAGAAATACGAGCAGCAAAAAGTTTTTTAGAAAAACGAGGCATAAGCTCAAGTGAGATTAGCCCTAAAAAGTTTGCTCAATTGGCTAAAAAACTCGATAAAGGTTTTCAAGAAGTATTGCAGATCCTTGCTATGACTCTTTCAGGAGGTCAGGTATGATTGACTCTTTAGGTCCAACAGAATATCGGATTCAGGTTATCGTTCCTGAACAGAAGGCAGAAGATCATCAAAAATGTGAGAAAGTTGAGAAAACAGAAAAAACGGAAAATGAACGAAATAAAGGTTGATATTTTAAGACCGTTTGGTCCTCGAATATTAAAGGCTAATGTACCGCATAAAATAATTGATCAGTTAAATACTCACTGTGAAGAAAGAACTGAAGAAGAACATGATGCCTCTACAGAGTTAGTGGGTCATGTAAATCAAGAATTAATTTGTGATCTTAATAAGATCGATGTGTTTGGTGGTTTGTTGTTTAATTTAACCAAAGCCTTGTACGAGCAGTTTATGGCAGAACGTAAAGAAGAAATTAAAACCCCACCCGAAAGGCTTTCCATTCATAATTCTTGGTTTGTCCGGTCTTTTAAAAATGATTACAACCCAACACACATTCACACAGGGAGTAGTTTTTCTTGCGTTTTATATTTAAAAATCCCTGAAGGGATCAAAGAAGTAAATACAAAAAATGACAAAAAGAAATATCCAACGGAAGGGTATATTGATTTTATTTATGGTGGCTCAGGTTTAATTTGCCCGGCAAACCTTTGTGTTCAGCCAAGGGTTGGGGATCTATACATATTTCCATCAGAGTTATTTCACACCGTTTATCCATTTTATGGTGATGGAGAAAGAAGGTCTTTTTCTGCTAATATGTCTTTAGATACTAAGAGGGCAACGAATGGAATTAATTAGTCAAGAAGATTTAGACCGAGCTGAAAAAATCAGGAGAGCTGCGGAGTTAAACCGCAGGACGCTTCCACTCCAACAACTGGAAGAGAAGGTCACCGGGATAATGGGTCCATCAGATCGTGATCAAAAAGCAAAAAGGGCAATTGGAGGTGTTCTGGGTGAGATTGCAAAAAACCCAATGGATTTTTTAATAGGTGATATTATTGGACTTGCAGCAACTCCTAGAGCTGTTGCCGATCTTAAAGATGTTGTTGAAGACGCTGGAGTTGCTCCCACTCAAATAATGCAAAGCCAAGGAATTCCTTCAACTTTAATTGATGCTTACAAAAGTTCGATGCCCGGAAAAGCTGGTCAAGCTGTTAGTGGGGCTTTGGGACTTCTTCAAGAACTACTTCCAAGTGAGGAAAACTTAGAACAAAGAATTGGTGGATTGCCTACGGATAGCCCAGCTTATGGATACGGAAAATTTGCAGGTGGCACTGTTGGTGAAGTTGTGCTTCCCCTTGCTGGAGGTAAAGTTTTTAAAGTAGGCAAGCCTGTTGTTAATTTTTTAAAAAACACATTTGAAAAAGGTACCCTCACCGCACCCAAATATCTTCAATCTGTAATGGATATAGGTCAAACTAAAATAGTTCCTGATGGTCCTAAAGGTGCTTTAACTAATGTGCCTTCAAAAGTTGATCAAGAAGGATTTTACAGCGTTGCACAGGAAACCATTCCGTTAATTAATCGTGGTAAGGGAACTGGGCAAGAGTTTGTTGATGAGATGAGGTCAGTGGCTGTAAAACAAGGCTATCCTGTAAAATCATTCAATAATGAAATAAAGGCAATGGGTCTGGATTTAGGGTCTGAATTTACTAAAGAAGACTTTGTACAGCATCTTAATGACAACCGATTTACGGTTAATGTTGTTGAAAATAAACCATCAGAACTTCCCAGCGGAGACAAAGTTTTTTTTAATGAAACTGAAACGATAGATTTTGATAATTTGCCTGTTGGTGATAGAGATTATTTTGAAGAGGATGTTAAAACAGAACGAAGAGATCTTATTCGAGATTCTTTAGAAATACAAGTTAGAGAAGATTATCCACAAAGCGTTGAGCCTCGTCGAGGCTCAACAAAGGCATTCCAAAGTCTTTACTCGGAATTGGATCGAGAGGCAGCCTTTAACAGGGCAGCACTTTTAAAGGCTTTTGATGAAGAAAAAACAGAATTTATTGATGTCGATGGAAATACCCAAGATTTTGAAGATAAAATTGATTCGATTGCTTACAATATAGCTAGAGATAATTATGAAGATCCTTATTTTACATTCCAGCGAGTTCCTGTGGTAATAGACGGTGAAGAACAATTTACTTTGTTCCGACGTGGCGAAGATATGCCGTGGGAGTTAAGAGAAGGTGATGGGATGGACCCGGATAGTTTAGCAAAGCGTCCAGGTGGGGATGCCATCGTTAGTGAAGATAATTTAGCAGAAGCTGAAATACAAACAAGACTGCATTTAGAAGAACAAGGGTTTGTTTCTTTTGAAGGTGATGATGGCTTAGATTATATGGATGAGTATGCTTTGACGGATCGAGTAAATGTTGGCATAGGTGGTCGGCTTGCAACTCAACCTAACCGCAGGGAGATTTTAATAACTTCCCCTGAAGTTGGAGATTTTAAAGATCATTTTACAAGGACAGATGACACGGTGGTGTCGAGTGTGATGGCTTCTGACTGGGATGGACCTATTGTCACAACGAGGGGGGATCTTCCGGCAAGCAACAAGGTTTTATACGGTGATGAGCTGCAATCGGATCTTGCAATGGCAAACAGCAGATGGGGGCAAAGAACAAAAATTATAGAAGCAGATGTGCTTCCGTTGTTAGATGACCTTAGATACCTTTCAGATGAACTTAAAAAGTTTGAATCTAATAAGTTAGCCCCTGTAACACAACAGGACAATATCAATGCGTTCATTAGAACCGCTAAAGATATTAAAGAAGAGATAATCGATAGATCCGTTAAAGATATAATAGAGGGGGTAAGTAAATTTGATAGGCTAATGCCCCCATTACAAGTTTCAAACAATATTTTGATTTTAAAAGACCGTATACGAACTGTTGCAAACGACCATTCTTTATTAAGAGATGGATTGTTTGCTAAGGATCCAAGATTAAAGTCTATTCTTTATGGTGAGAATACTTTATTTGACAACTTAACTTCCGCTAGAGAAAAATTAAACCAAATAAAAGGACCGGAAACAGATTTTCCCAACCCTTGGCAAGATACTTGGCACGAGTTGGCGTTGAAGAAACTTATGAAAACGGCAGTCGATGAAGACTATGATTATGTCATGGTTCCTAAATCAGAAACTTTGGTTGAAAAATGGGGTGAAGGTGCTGTTGAAGGACGTGAAGGAGCTTACAGAAAAATGTATCAAACGGTTTATGATCGTAAAATTCCTAGTTTTTTAAAAAAGTACGCTAAACAATATAATAGTGAATTAATTGATGCGGAAATTGGAAAGTCTGTGGTGCCGCTTGAAACAACTCTTATTAAAATTACTCCAGAGATGAAAAAAGCAGTCAAGGAAGGGCAGCCATTATTTAATATTGCCGTGGGCACCGCAGCAGGGGCTGGAGCTTTATCGACACTAGATCAAGAGGAGCAAGTTGATTAAATGAATGTGTTTAACTTTTTAAACAACTTAAATCGTAAAAGCTATGGCAAAAGACTAGATGGCACAGAAAAAGATGTGGGCTACTTTGGTGTATTGCAAGGTGTAGGGGATTTAAAAGGGCAACAAGTTACGGAGATGTCTATCGGTGACCCCAATAACCCAGACACTGTATTCCGTCCTGCTATAGTCCCAACCTTAAATGAAGATGAGCTTAATTATGTTTTATCAGGTCGATTTATGCGAGGTGTTCCAGAAGGTGAACGCCCAACAGGAATAGATGCTATTATTATACGGAAGTCTTTAGATCATGCTAAAGAAAGGCTATCTCAAGGGAAAGACCCTTTTTATAGTTCTGAAGAATGAACCGCAGTCAATTTTCATCATTAATATCGAAAGGAAGTAAAATGAAATACGGTAATATGAAAAAAAAGAAGCCAATGAAAAAAATGATTAAAAAGCCAATGAGGAAAAAAAGTGGAAAATACTAATAATGAAGTTGTTGAAGTTCATGTGACAGGAGTTTCCATCTCCGGGAAGGTAAATAATGACACTGACGGAAGTGATGAGGAAAGCAAAACAGAAACTCCAGGATCAGAAAACAACGATAGCGAGTGATATGGTATCAGGACGTATGACAGATTTTCATGGTTATACGAGGAACGTTGGGGTGGCAGAAGGTTTACAACAGGCTTGTGACATCCTTGACGAAATGATTAAAAAATTAAACGAAGAGGATGAATGACATGTCTCATCAACATGATTTACCAGTACCAATGGGTTGGAAAGTTCTTATCCAGCCAAATGAACCAAAGAAAAGTACACAAGGTGGCATTGTAATTCCAACTAAAGCCTTAGAAGCTGAAGAGTATTTGACAGCTCATGGCACAGTTCTAGCCAAGGGAGAGCTTGCGTATAGAGATAAAGATTCCGGGCAATCTTGGAAATCACATTTTTTCCCAAAAATTGGTGACAAAGTGACTTATGGTAAGTACGCAGGGCAAAAACTTATCGTTAATGGTCAGAAAATGCTTTTGTTAAATGATGATGAAGTTACTTCTGTTCTTCCTGAAGGTGCAGAAATAACTTCTTATGTCAATTAGGAGGATTGCTATGTCTGAAGAAAAAATTAAAGAAGTCGAACAAGAAATTGAAAATGCAGTAAAAAAACAAGCTGTTTCAGAGGAAGATTTTCAAATAGAAGTTACTGATCAAGAACCTGAACCGGAACAGGAACCGGAACAAAAAGAGCTTCTCTTAGATGATGTAAATTATGGAGCAAAAGTTCAAAAAAGAATTAAGAAATTAGTTTCTGAGCGAAAGGCTGCAGAACAACAGACGGCAGCATTGCAAGAGCAAAATGCTCAGTTTCAAGCTCGATTAGAAAGATTGGAAAGGGGCAATCAACATCAAGCCGAAAACAATTTTCAGAAACGCTATGATGATACTAAAGCTGCATTAACAAAGGCTGTAGAGGAAGGTGACACAGAAGCCCAAGTTAATTTTTCGGAGCAGATGGCTGACATGAGAGCTGCAATACGAGTTAATGAAATGCAGCAAAGACAAATGCGAGCATCTTCTCAACCTCAACCTCAACGTCAAGTCGTTCAAGAAAATGACAATCCTCCTCCAAAAAAAGCAATGAGCTGGTGGAAAGAAAATGAGTGGTTTAATGGGTCAGGTTTTGAAAGAGAAACGGCTGCAGCTCGTGCAATTGATGTCCAATTGGATTTAGAAGGATTTGACAAAGAATCATCAGAATATTATGAAGAGTTAAATAATCGTTTACGAAAAGTGTATCCTGAGCTAATATCACCTAAAGTGCCAAAAAGAACAAAAAGCAGATCGCCTGTCGCACCTACTGCTGGTGGTTCAAATGGTGGTTATAAAGGTAACAGAGTACGTTTAACACAGGATCAACTTAGAATGGCGAGAGAGCTTGGTATAACAGATGAGATAGGACTCAAAAAATATGAAGCAGAGGTTCGCAATCAGACTAGGAGGAATTCGTAATGGTTAAGCGTAATACAAGATCAAGTGAAGTGAAAAAATCACGAGAAGAAGAGACTCGGCAGGAAACTGCATGGAAACCACCCTCTTTATTGGACGCTCCCGAACCTCGACAGGGAATGGTTCAACGGTGGATTGCTACCTCGATTCAAGGTAAAGAAACTCCAGACAATGTGTACAAGCGTATGCGTGCTGGCTGGGAACCACGCCCTGCAGATACTGTGAAAGATAAAAGATTCCCAACTATTAATCATGGAGAGTGGGTAGGTTGTATTGGTGTTGAAGGAATGTTGTTATGTGAAATGCCTGTTGAGAAACACAGGTCAATGAAAGAATATTATTCTGGAAAAAGCACAGAGCAAAATGAATCCATCAGTTATGACTTAGAAGCGTTAGGAAGAAGGTCGGGACTGCCTATATCGCAAGATCGGCAAACAACAATGAGTCGTGGTCAAGATGTTTCGATCATGGATGATTAATTTTAGCTCTAAGGAGTAAAGAAAAATGGCAAATGTAGATGCAGCTTTTGGGTTAGTCCCAGTTCGCACTATGAGTGGTTTTGCCCCACGAGCAAACAAATACACCATTACTAGTACGCTTGCAGAAAATATTTTTACAGGCGATCTATGTATTATTACTGCAGACGGTGTTTTAACACCACACACCGCTACTGAAGTTAATAATATTGGAGTATTTGGGGGGGTAAGTTACACCGCTTCAGATGGTAGTTATGTTTATAGTCAGTATTGGGCTTCTGGCACAACTGGCACAAATATAATCGCTTATATATATGATGATCCTTACACCGTGTTTAAAGTACAGTCGGCAGGTACTACAGCACAAACCAATATTGGTAACTGTGCAGATATGGTAGCTGGTGCTGGTTCAACAGTAACAGGTCAATCGGGATTTGAAATTTCAGGAACCATGGCTAATAGTGCAGCAACAGCAAAAATTATTGCTTTGCATGACGCACCAGACAATGCCTTTGGAGCCAACGCTGTCATGGAAGTGCTAATAAACGAGCACCTTCTCAAAGACAGTGCTGGCATTTAACAGGAGGGTATAAAAAATGTCAATGAATAGAGCACAATTTGCAAAAATGCTTGAGCCAGGGCTAAATACCCTTTTTGGTCTTGAGTACGATAGCTATCCTCCAGAGTATGCTGCGGTTTTTGAAGCAAACACCTCCCAAAAAGCATTTGAAGAAGATGTTTTGTTAGAAGGATTTGGTTCAGCCCCAGTTAAAAACGAGGGTGCTGCTGTATCATATGATTCTGCAAGCCAGCAATGGACTGCACGTTATCAACATGAAACAGTGGCTTTAGCTTTTAGCATTACTGAAGAGGCAGAGGAAGATGGTCAGTATGGATCAATTTCTTCTCGCTACACAAAAGCATTAGCACGTTCAATGTCCTCTACTAAAGAGATCAAAGCAGCCAATGTTTTAAATAATGCAACAACTGCTGGCTTTACAGGTGGTGATGGGGTGACTCTTTTAAGCACATCTCACCCAACTCGTAATGGTAACCAGAGCAACACCCTGGCTACTGCGGCTGATCTTTCCGAGACTTCACTAGAGTCTATTCTTATCAACATTGCTGATATGAAAGATGATCGTGGACTTAGAATTGCTGCACAAGGTACAACGCTGGTTATTCCAACTGCGTATTCTTTTGTAGCAGAAAGATTGCTAGAGTCCCAGTTGAGAACAGCTACGGCTGACAATGACATCAACGCAATCCGTTCTGGTGGATATCTGCCACAAGGCTACCATGTAATGCGTAGACTGACAGATAGTGATCAGTGGTTTGTAAAGACTGATGTCCCTGATGGCTTGAAAATGTTCCAACGCTCTCCTCTAAAGAAGGGCATGGAAGGTGACTTTGAGACAGGAAATGTACGCTATAAAGTGCGTGAAAGATATTCTTTCGGGTTTACTGACTGGCGTGGTATTTTTGGTTCCGAAGGAGCTGCGTAACACAATAAGGGGAGGGGCAATAGCCTTTCCCCTTAATCTTTAACTTCTGACAGCGAAAGCTGACACTAGCCACGACAGGAGAATATTATGGCTAATACTACATTTTCAGGACCAGTGCGGTCTAAAGATGGTTTTGATTCCATCGTAACTAATAGCACAACAGGTGCTGTTACCAATACCATGGCTATGGAGACTTATGTAGCAACTGTAACAGTTGCTGACGGTGCTACTACAGGCAAAGAATCTGCTATTGGTATTCCTTCTAATTTTATCCCAATGGGCGTAATGATAGCTGTTACTGGGGCTGCCTCTAACGCTGTTAATGTACAAGACATAGGTACAGATGCTGATACAGATGGATTTGTAGACGGCATTTCCGCTGCGGCAAACTCAGTTGGATTCAAAGGATTTTTCCCCTGCAATGGCGTTTTAGGAATGTCTGGTGGAGCTACTACAGCAGCCACTGCCACAGCAGATGAGGTTGAAATTGTTCTCTCTGGAGATCCCGGAGCAGATACCACTGTTGTTATGAAATTCTTTGGGCTATCTAGTTCTTCTGACGCTTCTTAAGTAATTAATCAAATGGTGAGGGTGTAAAAACCCTCACTTAATTAGGAGAAAATTAAATGAGCATCCAAAGCGACGTACAAGTTCAGTTTATAAGTGATGAAGTTGCTGCTGATGATGATTTTATTGTTACTGCTGCTAGACCAGACACTGCTGCAACTATAGCTAACAGTTCTTTTGCTTCAGGTGGTGCAAGAATTTTAAATGTAACAACCACAGGCACAGGTGATAATGGTAAAACTAATACCATTGTAGGAACAGATGTTTTTGGTAATTCTTTAACAGAAGTTATTACCTCTACAGGTTCAGCAGAAGCAGTGGCTGGGACTAAATATTTTAAAACGATTACATCAGTAACAAGTTCTGCCCAGTTTGCAGCGAATTTAAAAGTTGGCTCTACTGCTTCAGCAGGACAAGCAGTAAGCGGTGGTGGAAGGGTTAGGTTAAAAGGTTATTCGATTGTGAGTGGTGGTAGTGCTGGTATCATTGAGATGATTGACGGAACACCAGAATCAGGCACAGTTCTTTTTAAAGCTAGAACAATAGGCACAGACAACACAACTTTAGATAACACAATTCCAGATGAGGGTATCCTTTTCAAAAGTGGACTAAGTATAAAATATACCGTTGGAACAATTGATATGATGCACTTTTTCTTTGCATAGGAAATTAAATGGCAACATCAGGCACAGTAGCGTTTAGACCAGACATTGAGGAAATTATTGCAGAATCTTTTGAAAGATGTGGCATTGATCCTCAAACTAGGACAGGTTATCACGCTGAATCAGCTAGACGTAGTTTGAATATGCTTTTTTCGGAGTGGGCTAATCGAGGAATTAATTATTGGACGGTTCAAAATAATACATTAAGTTTAACTGCTGATACGATTGTTTATGCATTGCCAGTAGGGACGATTGATCTTATTGATGTTGTCGTTAGAGAAACTGTTGGTAGCACAACAACTGATACGGTGATTAACCGGGTTAGCATTGCCAGCTACAATCAGATTCCTAACAAAAGCTCTTCTGGTAAGCCAAGTCAATACATGATTGACAAACAATACACGCCAAATATTTATGTGTGGCAAGTTCCTGAAGACACATCTTATTCTTTGCTTTACTGGTCAATAAATCAATTAGAAGATGTTACAGAGTCTAATCAAGATGCAGATATTCCGTATCGCTGGTCGGATTGTATTTGTGCAGGGTTATCCAGCAAGTTGGCAATGAAGTATCAACCGGAAAAATTTGATATGCTGAACCAAGTTTACGAAAGAGCATTTGAATTTGCAGCTTCTACAGATAATGATGGAGTGAGTATGAGAATTCGTCCAACAGGGATGAATCTTTCTTAAATTATGTATGCGAGAAGAGCAAAAGGCAAAAAATCAGTAGCCATTAGTGATCGAAGTGGTTTTAAAGTTCCTTACAAATCTTTAAAAACAACTTGGGATGGTTTGCGAGTTGAGCCTGAAGAGTGGGAACCCAAACATCCACAGCTCACACCTGCAAAAAATGTTATTGATGCAACTGCTTTACTTGATCCTCGACCTGATAATGATCCTGACTCTACAGAATTTTTTGTTGGGTATAATTATGGTGATATATCGGCAGATGCTAAGAGCAGACCACCAGTTGGCATAGCAGGTAAAGGGGCTGTTGGTTTTTCTAGGGCAACTAGCGATCTTCAAATTTTTGTAGTTGAAACAGGTTTAGCTGGTACAGGTGCTGTAGGCACTGAGTCAATTGAGAGTGACACTGCTGGTTTGGCAGGGGTTGCTGGCACAGGAGCTGTAGGCACAGAAACGCTTGAGTCATCTATTACTGAGGTCGGAGTTGCCGGGACAGGTGCTGTAGGCACTGAAGTTCCAGAGGCATCTATTACTGAGGTAGGAGTTGCTGGTACAGGGGCTGTTGGTTCTGAAAGCATTCACATTGCTGGCTGGGGTAATGAGGCTTGGGGTGATGGAACATGGGGTGATGGATAATGAATTACACAACATTAGTTAGCACAATACAGAATTTTGTAGAAGATGATTCCACAGAATTATCTAATTCGATTCCAACAATTATTACTCAGGCAGAGGCAATGATATTTCAAATGTTGCCGAGTTTACCTTGTTTTAAGAATATAACCACTGGAACACTAGTTGTCGGCACAGCGGATTACACAGTTGCTAATGCTCGTATGATACGTCAAGTTTCAGTTACCAATTCTAGTAGCAATGTAAATTATTTGGATCCTAGAATTGATTCTTACCTGAGAGATTATTGGAAAAATTCATCTACAACTGGCACACCAATTATGTACAGCACGAAGAATGCAACAACTTCTGGCACAGTAATAACCTTGGCTCCAACACCTAGTGCTACTTTAGCATATCAAGTCGATTTTATTGCACCAGAAACAGGTTTATCTTCATCAAATGCTAACACTTGGATAGGAGATCATGCAGAAAATGTTTTATTAGCAGCGGCTTTGTATGAAACTTCAGCTTTTCTAAAAGCAGCAGAAACGCTATCCTTATATAAAACGCAATTTGATGAGGCGGTAAAATTATTTCAACAAGAAATGGCTAGAAATTACACAGCAGAATTTAGCGGAGGTATTTAGGATGGCAATTACACAAGCAATGGTAACCAGCTTTAAAGCTGAGGTTTTGGATGAACAGCATGATCTTGCAGCAGACACTATAAAAGTTGCTTTGTTTACTAGCAGTGCAAGTCTTGATGCAACAACCACAGCATACGCAACAACCAACGAGGTTAGCGGAACAGGATATACCGCTGGGGGAGTTTCTTTGACTAGCACTACGGTTGCAACTTCTGGCACCACAGCTTATTTTGACGCTGACGATCCAACCTGGACATCAGCTAGTTTTACCGCACGAGGTGCATTAATTTACAATGGATCAAATTCAAATAAAGCAATTGCTGTGTTGGATTTTGGTGCTGATTTCACTATTGGTGGGGGAACATTTAAAATTGTTTTTCCAGCTGCAGGAACTTCTGCGATTGTCAGAATAGACTAGGAGTTTAGTTATGGCTAGTAGTTATGTTAATGATTTACGACTCAATGAGATGGCGACAGGAGATGCCTCCGGCACATGGGGAACTGTCACTAATACTAATTTAGAGTTAATTGCTGAAGCGTTTAGCTATGGCACCGAAAACTTGGGCAGTGATGCTAATACCACTATTACGGTGGCTGATGGTGCAACAGATGAAGCAAGATCTTTATATTTAAAAGTCACTTCTACTTCGCTTAGTGCTGACAGAACAGTTACGCTTGCACCGAATACATTATCTAAAGTATGGGTTATTGAAAATGCTACAACTGGTGGTAAAGCTATAACTATCAAACAAGGCACAGGTGCAACGATTGATATTCCTAACGGAGATGTAAAAATGGTTGCCACAGATGGTGCTGGGTCTGGTGGTGCGGTTTACGATTTGTTAGTAGATTTGAACATTGCCACACAGCTAACGATTAAAAACCCGTCTACCAGTGACGATACCCCGGCAACATTATTATTGCAGACTGGCGATACTGATATTGCTGCTGATGATAAGCTGGGTGTAATTAATTTCCAGGCTCCAGACGAGGGTGCAGGTACTGATTCGATATTGGTTGCCGCAGGAATAGAAGCGGTTAGTGAAGGTGATTTTTCTAGTAGCAACAATGCTACAAAACTGAGTTTTAAAACTGCGGCTTCGGAAGCCGCTGCTGAAAAAATGTCTCTAAGCTCTGCAGGGTTGCTGACCATAGCAGACGACTTTATGATTAAAGATGGGGGAACCATTGGTGTTGCGTCTACTAATGATGCTATTACAATATCGTCTGCAGGGATTGTTACCTTTAAAGATGATATTGTAATAAAAGATGGGGGCACCATAGGTAGCGCAAGCGATGCTGACGCAATTAGCATAGCTAGTGGTGGCGATGTGAGTTTTACACAAGACATAACTATCAAAGACGGTGGCACTATAGGTAGTGCGACCACTGCAAGTGCAATCGCAATTTCTTCAACAGGTTCAGTCACTGTAAACAATAGTGCTACGGACACTTCGTTCCAGCCCTTTGCTTTGCAACGAGACACAAATAGCAACGGTAGTGGGGTGTCACTTGTTTTCAACTGTGGTGATAGTGGCAGTGCAACCGCTGGACACGGTTATGCAAGAATGTTCGGAGCGATTGAAGACAACACAAACGGATCGGAAGATGGGCGGTGGTTAGTGCAGTGCTCGTTGAATGGAACATTGACAGAACATTTTAGGATTGCATCGGACGGCACACTGACCGGAACTGACACAACAATTGGATCTAACTCCGACTCAAGACTCAAGGAGAATATTTCGGATTATGCTTACGATCTAGCGAAATTCAAACAGCTCGCCCCAAAAAGTTTTGATTGGAAGAATCCACAAGCCCATGGAAATAAAACCGGAGTGAGGGGATTCTTGGCACAAGATATTGAGGCTGTCGATAATTATTGGATAAGTAAGACATCCATTGAAAGTGATGATGCCGATGCAAGTCTTATTCCTGACGACTCGGATGGAATTAAAAGACCTTACACTAGCAAATTGACCGAGAAAGACGCTATGTACGTTTCAGTGATTAAGCAGCTAATAGCTAAAATAGAAACCCTAGAAACAAAAGTTTCTGCCCTAGAGGGTGGGGGGTAAATTTAACATAAACAATGGACTGTTTTAAGGTCATTATGGTGGTAGACATTGTTTTTTCCTTACTAGCAGGATTAGGTCTAGTGGGATTTGGCGTAGCAATGATTTACTTAGTTTACGAAAGTATGTCGGAAAAGTAACATGGATTTAGAAATTGAATTTAAAAAACATCAAGCAGTCTCTGAGGAGCGGTGGCTTGAAATTTTGAACCGGATAAAAAGGTTAGAAATGATTATGATTAGCACTGCAGGAGCGATTATTTTATTTTTATTAGCCATGGTCATTGATTGAGGGACTATGAGTGCTAGATCCTGCTACGATTGGTCTTGCCATTGCAGGAGTTACTAAGGCTGCCGAGCTAGTCAAGTCAGGCATTGCCGCTGCTAGGGATGTAAATGACGTTACGAAGGACTTGGGGAAATTATTTGATCACACAGAAACTTTATCCAAAGCAAAAAAAGAGGTAGGAAAAGGAAAGAACAAGTCTCTTAACGAGCAAGCTATGAATATAGTAACAGCAGAGAGAAATGCTAGACAGGCACTGGCAGATATAAAACAAAAATTATTATGGGGTCCATATCCAGATGGTGGGCAGATTTGGAAAGATTTTTTAAAGACTCGGCAGAGTATGATCCGAGAGCAGAAATTAGCTCAAGAAAGGGAAATTGCACTAAAGAAAAAAAAGATTGATGACATTTTTCATTGGGCTACAGTGATTGCAATACTAGGATTCGGTGGTTTTATGATTTGGTTTATGATTGATTTGATGATCGACATGGGCAAAAAAGCAGGGAAGTGGTGAGCATTTTTACGATAGGATTGGAAGAGTTGACTAATAAAAAATTAGAAGAAAAATCCATCTACGAATCGGTCGATGCCGACAAAAATGGAATAATTTCTGATGCTGAAATGGAAACTCATCACCGCATGATGGAAGCAAAGCGTGAAGAATTACAAATTGAACATGCGGAAAAAATGCTGGATCAACAAAGATATTTATGCTGGGTGTCTAGTATTTCCTCAATTGGCTTTCTTTTGATATTATTAACTCCAATAATCCCGTTACAGCGAGTTGAAATGATAACAGCGTTGCTTTCCACTTATGTAGTTGCAAATGTCGGAATTGTCTCTAGTTTTGTCATATCCACGGCTTGGGCTAGAAAGAATGGAAAGTGATGAATGGTATGCGTACATTTGTGAATTTGGAACATGGAGAACAACAAATAATTCTTGGACAATTCCAAATGAAACTCGTGTGCGAAACAATTTTAAAACGAAGCAAGAAGCGGAAGATTGGATAGCAAAGGAAAAACGCAATGGCATTAGCAGCACTTCTGGGTCCAGCAACAAAATTACTTGATAAGTTTATTGAAGACAAAGATCAGAAAAATCAGTTAGCTCATGAGCTGGCAACGATGGCTGATCGCCATGCCCAAGATCTTGCTAAAGGTCAATTGCAAGCAAACATTGAACAATCCAAAAGCACTTCTGTTTTTGTGGCAGGGGCAAGACCAGCAATCATGTGGGTCTGTTGCTTGGGATTGCTAACACAATTTTTTGTTATGCCAATTGCAGAGTGGGCAACCGCAATCTGGGCACCAGATGTTTCTCTCCCTGAATTAAATACTGAACAACTTATGACGCTAACTTTGTCTTTGCTTGGTCTTGGTGGAATGAGGTCATTTGAAAAGTCAAAGGGTGTTGCTAGAGAGAGTTTAAAATAATGGGTTTTAATTTAAGCACAAGAAGTTTAAATAGGTTGCAAGGGGTAAACCCTAGCTTGCAATCTGTTGTGCGTAGAGCCATACAACTGACAAAAATTGATTTTGGTGTGATAGAGGGAGTTAGAACTGTAGAGCGTCAGCAACAGTTATTTGACAGCAAAGCAAGTCAGACAATGAAAAGCAAACATTTAGCCGGGGAAGATGGCTATGGTAGGGCTGTGGATCTTATGGCATATGTTCATGGTAGGGGTTGCTGGGAGCTTAAGGTCTATGATGATATAGCAGATGCTATGAAAGAATCGGCTATGGAGTCTGGTGTTAGCGTTAGGTGGGGTTGTGCATGGCACATTGACAATATCTGCGATTGGGATGGAACTATGGAGCAAGCCATGAATGCCTACATTGATTTTAAACGCATATCAGGCAAACGCCCCTTTTTGGATGGTCCACATTTCGAGCTAGGAAAATAATGCCTTTAAGCCAATTAAAAATAAAACCCGGTGTTGTAAAAGATTTAACAAATTATGCTATTGGGAAGCTGGGTCCATTTTGGACTGACTCTGACAAAGTCAGATTTAAGAATGGTTATGCAACAAAAATTGGTGGCTGGGAAAAACAAACTCTTAATGGGCTAGATGCATCTGGCAATGTTGATCGATCCTCAGAAGGTGTAATTCATGGGGTTCCAAGAGCTATAAAATATTGGCAATCTATAACAGACAATCAAAATTACATGGCAGTGGGTACTTCAGACCATCTTTATATTATTCTTGATGATGTGGTGTATGACATTACCCCTGTTAGAGCAACCTCTAGCAATCTATCCAATCCCCTGGCGGTAACAGATGGATCAACCACAGTGACAGTCACAGACAGTTCACACGGAGCGTCAGTCGGTGATTGGATCGTAATTAATTCTGCAGCCGCAACAGGAGGTGTTTTAGCAGACACATTGAATCGGTACTCTGGATTTCAAATAACTACAGTGGCTGATGCAGACACATTTACATTTGAAGCTCCTTCTGCAGCAACCAGTACAGTTTCTGGGGGTGGTGGTACTACGATTGATGTAACATATTTGTTGTCAGAAGGATTAGGCACTACAGGTGGAGCAGGAACAACAGGCTGGGGGGCTGGCACTTGGGGCTTGAGCACATGGGGAACTGCCAGAGCTGTGACGGTGGATGTTGAGCTTTCACAGTGGTCATTAAACTTGTGGGGTGAAGATTTAATTGCTACATCTAGGAATTATGATATTTATTTTTGGGATCTGTCTGTAGGACTAACAACAAGGGCTTCGTTAGTGTCAGGCATCAGTGGTGCAGGTGATGTGCCAGCTAAAAACCGTATGACAATTATTTCTTTCCCTGATAGACACTTGATTAGTGCTGGCACTGTGCCGTATGGTGGATCGATTATAGATCCGATGCAGGTGCGATGGTCAGATCAAGAAGACTATGATATGTGGACCCCTACAGCCACCAATACCGCAGGTAGCCAAAGATTACAAATTGGAACTAAAATTGTGACAGTAGCTTCAACTCGTGAAGAAACATTTATCTCTACAGATGAAGCTGTGTACGGAATGCAGTTTATCGGACCTCCATTTACATTTTCTTTTAGGTTGGTCGGAACAAATTGTGGTGCGATTGGTTACAATGCGATGGCGAATGTTGAATCTAATCTGTACTGGATGGGTCGAGATGATTTTTATTTTTATAATGGAAATATTTCTGAGATGCCATGTCCTGTAAAACATTACGTTTTTGATCGAATAAATCGAAGTCAAGTGGATAAAATATTTTCAGCTCACAATGCTCAATTTAATGAGATCTGTTGGTTTTATGCAAGCACTGATAACACCGACACAGATCCAGAGCCGGATAGTTATGTTTGTTACAACTATGTTGATCAGGTTTGGACGGTTGGAACACTAGCTCGGACTTGCTGGCATGACTCATTTGGATTTAAAAACGTGCCATTTGCTTTTGATAAATCTGGGAATTTGTACGATCATGAAACTGGGAATGATGATAATGGCTCTGCGATGACAGCTTTTATCGAAAGCTCTCCATTGGAAATTAGCGATTCTGGTGAAAACTTGTTTATGGTAGATAAAGTTGTTCCTGATTTAACAATGACTGGGGATTTGAATTTGACAGTAAAAACTCGCAAATATCCAAATAGTAGCGACATTACTAAAGGTCCATTTACAATCAACTCCAGCAGCACAAAAATAAGTTTACGAGCAAAAGGTCGGCAGATGGCATTTAAATTAGAAAGCTCGGCAGTTGGTGATAGCTGGCTGTTAGGTGATTTGCGGATCAATACGAGACAGGATGGAATCCGATGATTAATTTCAAGTTGCCTACACCGTTAGTTGATTATTCATATAGCTGGGCAAGTCGGCTGATTACAACAGTTGAATTGCAGTTGAGATCACTAAACAATAGCACTGTGTTAGAGTCTTCAGAGCAATCAGAAGCAACAGCGTGGTTTATGGGATAAATAGATGGCAAACAATTACAAAAATGCTAAAGCAGATTTGACAACCACTAATGTCACAACAGTGTACACATGTCCGGCTGCAACCACAGCAATTGTTAAATCGATATTGGTTTCGGAAGATTCTGGTAATGCTGACACAATTACTGTTACGATTACCGATACAGCTTCAGCAGCATTTAGTTTGTTTAAAGTTAAAGCAGTTGGAGCTAATACAACAGTTGAGTTGTTAACGGCACCACTGGTGGTTGAGGAGAGTGAAGTTTTAAAATTTCAGGCAGCAACAGCGAATCGACTGCATGTTGTAGCCAGTTTGCTAGAGATCAGCTAGAATGTTTTTAAAGGAAAAATTATGGCTTTAGGACAAGAAAATATAGGGGCATTAAACTTTTTTGAAGATCAATCAGATCCTTCAAGAACTTTTGATGTTTTTCAATCCCGTGTGGCAGATGTTTCTGATACAAATTTATTTAATTTGCAATCTCAGTATGGAACAGCAGCGTTGCCAGCCTTGCAATGGATTGAAATGATTAAAACTGGGCAACGTCAATATGACCCTTATAACCCTGAAGATGTTGATTTGGCTATGCAGTACGATGAAATTGCCCAAGTTGAGGGGTTGCCATCAACTAAGGAAGTAGCCGCACAGGTTTTAGCTCCGTTTGTCACAAGCACTGGGTCAGGAATCGGTCAAGCATTTGCAGATCCGTATCTACAAACGGCTAGTGTACCAACAAAAATTTTTGAGGGTGTTAAGGAAGGGATTTTACCCGGAGGGCAGCTACCCTCACGACAAGTTGCTAAAGCACAGGCAACTGCAAGAGATCTTGTAGAATCAGGAGATTTAACAAATCTAAGATTAGATCAATTGGAGCAATCTGTTGTAGACCCAATGCAAACATTGCCTAAAGAAACACCTAAACTTACTCTTAAAGAGAAAACAGACCTTGGATTTGACCCAAAAGTTAGAATTGCACAAGCACCATCAGCACCATCAGCACCACCATCATCAGGATCACAACCTTTTATGTCTGGTTTTGATCCTGATGCTTTATCAACAACAACAGCAGGAGCACAAACAGCCCCATTGTTAGTTCCAGAAAGTACTTACGGTAGCAGGGTGGCAAGTCGTGCAACTCCCGGAACGGCTGAATTTAAAACAGGAACATATGGGGCTGCAGGAGCTGCAGCAGGTGATTTTGCTATTGGATTAGCAATGGGAATGAAGCCAAGACGAGCTGCAGAAAGTGCTGCGAAAACGGCTGCAGGTTATTACATCGGATTTCTTCTTGGTGGACCCACAGGTGCATTTTTTGGGCAAACTTTTGCAGACCCGGCTTTTAAGGCTGTTGAAAAAGTTGGAAAGAAAACTGAAAAAGAATTAAAACGAGCTGGTAAAAAACTTGAAAAAGCTGCGAAATCGGTTATCTGTAATGAGTTGGAGCGTCAAGGTCTGATGACAAGACGGCAGGTAATGATCAGCTACAAATTTACCCACCAGCACCTATCGGATCAGCACGAGAGAGGTTATCATTTGTGGGCTATTGCAGTGGTAAATCAAATGAGGCAGGGCAAGATGGTTAAATTCTGGCACCACATTGCAACTCATCGTGCTAATGAAATTGAGTATTTTTATGGATTAAGAAAAAAGCCAGACTATTTGGGCAAATTGTACCGATTGGTGCTTGAGCCGGTATGTTGGATGATTGGTGCATGTTGCACTCCGAATGAAAATTGGGAAAAACTTTACGTCAAAGGAAAATAAAATGGCAATGAACCCAGATGAAATGATGTCACGAGAAAAAGTAGAGGTACCACCAATGTCTCCGATGCCGATGAATGAAATGCCTATGGACCCGATGGGCATGATGCCTATGGATCAAATGGCAATGCCAATGCCAATGGATCAAATGCCAATGCCAATGGATCAAATGCCAATGATGCCTCCAGAAAGCGATATGATGCCTATGGACCCGATGGCAGAAATGCCTCCAGAGGCAAAAGAGGCGTTGATGCAGCCTGATCCTGAAATCACGACTGTGTTGATGGCTCGGTTGGCAAATTTGGATCGTAGTGAGTTGCAAGAACTGGATAAAATTATTACCCCTGAAGTTGCTCCGATTGTGCTTCGACTGTTGCCAGAAATGGGTCAACTATTCAATGCGATGGAGCAGGAGGGATTTATGGAGATGAGAGAAGTTGATGATGAGTCTCCGGCAGAGGAGGAGCTTGGTGCACTGGGTAACGTTTAAAGATGGAGTTGCGTCATGCAAATCCACTCGATGTGTCGGCAATTTATTTGATGCTAAATCAGATGCACAAAGAGACTGAATTGGAAGTGCCTCCAATTGTGAGTGAAACTTTAATTGGCAAAATTAATGAGGTTATTCATCGTGGCGTTTGTTTTGTGACGCACAACGAAAAAGAGTTGACAGGGGCTGTTGGTGGACTGACAGGAACTGACTGGTGGTCAGACAAACCTTATTTGGGGGATTTGTTTTTTTATGTTTTTCCAGATCATCGTAAAAGCCGAGCAGCTTTCATGTTAATTAAAGAATTTTTGAAAGTTGGCAGAGAAAATAAGATCCCAGTTCGCATGGGTCACGTTTTTTCTGGCGATATTGATCGAAAAGACAAGTTTTACCAGCATTTTGGTCTTATTAATGCTGGAACAATTTATGTGGAGAAATAAAAATGGGATCAATGTGTACGGCAAGTGTTCAAAATTTACCAACTTCAACCAAGGCTGTGACTGGAACTCAAATTCCACAATGGGTGTCTGAGGCTGGGAAAAGACTGTTTCAACAATCCGCTGAATTAGCAAGATCCCCGTTTCCACAATACACCGGGTCAAGAGTTGCAAGCTACAACGGCAATAAATTAAGTCCAGAAGAGCAGCGTGCAATGGGGATTCTGGGAAGAGACTCTTACAATCAATTTGTAAATCAAGCTGGTCAGGCTGCTGGTCAATTAGGTCAAGGGTATCAAAAATCTTCTACCAGCCAACTGCTTGGGTATGACCCAGCCAGGGATATGCAATTTCAACCTGCACCTCAGTTTGGAGAGCCAGTCCCTCCTCCTCCAATGATTGATCCAATTCAATTTAGAGCTGAAGAGCCAGTCTCTCCTCCAATGGTTGATCCAATTCAATTCAGAGCTGAAGAAGAGCCAGTCCCTCCTCCTCCAATGGTTGATCCAATTCAACAACAAGAAATGGCGACCCAGAGCGATTATGTTTCACCGGGATATCGAGGGGCAACTCGACAAGAACTATTGAACACTGGGCAGGATTTGAATCGCTATGCAAATTTGTTTCAGCAAGCGGTTGACCCTGCTGTTGAAGAGATTCAAAGACAATTTGATTTGCAAAGAAATGTTGATGCAGCACAAGCAGCACAAGCTGGGGCATTTGGGGGATCAAGAGCTGAGATTCAAAGACAAATGGGAATTAGTGAGCAAGCTCGTAGGGCTGGGGATTTGCGGAAGACGGCTGCCGTTGAAGGGTTACAGTTTGGGGCTAGTCAAGCTGAAAGAGACAGAGCTGCAAGATTCCAAGCCGAGCAACTTAAACGAGGGCAGTATGAGACAGATGTTCAAGCCCGGTTAGCTGCAGAAGAGGCTGCAAGGGCAGGGTTTGAGACAGAAGAATCAGCTCGATTGGCACAACAAAAAGTTTTGACACAAATGGCTCCACTAATCCAAAGTCTTCAACAGCAACAAGCTGCAGGTTTAATTAGTGCTGGTGAGGCTAGAAGATCATTAGATCAGAGGGCACTAGATTTGGCTTATGCGGATTTTGTTCAGCAACAGCAGTATCCACAGGAAATGTTAAAGTTTGCACTTGGTGCACTGAAGGGTGTTCCGTATGACACAAAGCAATACAGTTTGAGTCAGGGACAGCAATATGTTCAAAGTCCAAGCGTGTATGGTCAAACGATTGGCGGTTTAGGTAGCCTGTACGGTGCCTATAAGATGTTTACATAGGATAAATTATGGCTGAAAACAACAACAACGAATTTGGGGTTGCTAACACACGTTTAAACGAGTTATTGTATGGCAGTCTCAATGTTACTCCACAACAGTTAAATCAAGCTAAAGAATTTGTAACATCACTTCAACCTAAGCCAGAGCCTGTTGACAAAAATTTAGCAATGCTTCTGTATTTTTCTAAGATGGCTGAAGAGGCTTCTAAGCCTGGAGCCACTTTGTTAGGGTCTGCAGCCACAGCTTTGCAATCGCCAACCGCTTATTTGCTGCAGAAAAAAGAAGAAGAGCGAAGGGCAGGTCAGCCAGCTATTGGCGATGTGCTTCAAGTTGCGACACTTATGAAGTCCAAGCCAGGATCTTATGCTGATTATACACCCACACAGGATATTTGGTTAGAAAATGGAAAATATGTTTCTGTTGAACCAGCAGATGGCAGAGTTGCAGATTATCCTAAAGGAGAGCCAATTAATCTTAATTCAGCCGAGCGAGGACAGTTCCCACCTGGAAGTTTATTGGGTTATAATGAACAGGAAATAGGAAAGCCAACATTCTATACATTTACAGAAGATTATTGGCTCGACCCTGAGACTGATAAATACACAAATAAAAAGATTGAAGGAGTAAACCCAACCTACACAAAAGGCAGTAGTGTGCCTCTGTACGATTCACAAACAAAAGATCTTATAATAGGCAATAACATAACTGGTCTTAGACTGACTGAAAAAGCTGAAAAGTTTGAGAGAAAAGTTTATGATATCTATGGTAATGAACGGACAGTTTATTCTCCAGAAGAATTCAGAATAGCATTACTTAGTAAAAATGAGAAAGGTTACGATAAAAAGGAATCAGGATTCTCCAGTACAAAACCAAAACCATTTACAAGTTTCAGTATCTTTCACAAAGATGGCAGAGAAGTACCAATTACGAACAAATATCAATATGATCAGATTTTTACTGAAACAGGTGAAATTAGAACAGATAACTCAGACTTCATCGGGTACAGCTTAACAAAGCCAGCTCCTGAGGAAAAAGCAGAACCTAGAAAATTTTACCAGATCACTGATGCTAAAGGTAAGGTAGAAAGAAAATTTTTAACTGATGCTGAAGTTATAACAAGGCAGTCTGAAACAGGAGTTTCAATTGATCCTGCACCGCCACCTAAAAGTCAAATCGAGCAATATAATATATATAGAAATATTTATACAAAAGACCATACATATAAACAATACAAAGACCTTCAGACTAATTTCAACAAAGTCAATACCTCTTACGAACTAGCTTACAAAGTTGATAAGCCTCAAGTTGCTGACCTTAGTATGATATTTGCTTATATGAAAATGCTAGACCCTAGATCTGTTGTGCGAGAAGGCGAGCAACAGCAAGCAAGAGCAACAGGTGGTGCAGCGGACTATCTCATAAACACTGTTACATCTTTAAAGGGTGGAGGAAGTTTAACCGATTTACAACGTAAAAGTTTCCGAGACGCAGCATTTGAATATTATAAGGACGAGGTTGGTAATTTAGAAATACTTAATGATGGTCTTAACAAAGAGATGAACGCAATGGGTTACACCGGAACTAGAGACTTTTTTGCACAGCCTAATAAATATGTTGACGAAAATAACAAAAGCACTCTTAAAATTTACGGAAGTTTCCCTAAAGGTAATTTACAGCAAATTAAGAAAAAACTTAGGGCAATGGATAATGTCGATCTGGGTTTCTATTTAATGCTTCCAGAAGATCAATTAACTGAAAATCAATTAAAACTTATAAGAGACGAGATCAAAAGAAGGAAAAAAGAATAATGGAAGATTTAAATAACGACGGAGTTGTTGACGAAAAAGACGAGATGCTAAAAAGTCTTGCAGACTTAGATTCTCCTGATGATACAGAAACCGAACCAGTCTCTAGAGAAGAACTGCTTGCTGATTTAGAGTTGTTGGATCGGGAAGGGAAAGGTCCAGAAGAGCTGACGGTTTTTGATAAACTTAGGCTGATTGGTCAAGGGTTTACTTTTGACTGGAGTGATGAAATGATTGCTCGAATAAAATCACTTTCCCCTTCGCTTACTTATGAAGATTCTTTGGCTTACGAAAGAGAGCAAAATAGGATTGCTCGGGAAAAGCCAGGAAGTTTTAAATATGAAGTTGGTGGGGCAATATTACCGTCTGTTGCTGCTGCCCCGTTTACAGCTGGTGGCTCCGTCGCTGTTACCGCAGCTAGACTTGCAGCTATTGGAGCAGCACAGGGTTTGGCATCAGGCACAGGTCGTTCTGAGCGAGAGGGTTTTGAGAGTGTTATAGATGCACCAGTGGACGTTGCTTTGGGTGCAGTATTAAATCCGGCACTGGCTAAATTAGGTCAAAAAACCATTGCTGCCATAACTCCTCTATTCACCTCTATTAAAGAAAGACTTCCAGGAAAAGTTGGAAAAAAAGTAGAGGACGAGCTAATAAGAATCATCGCAGATGGCGGACTTACTGTTGATGAAGTTATAGAAAAAATTAATGCTGGCGAGATAATACCCGAAATGTCTGATGAGGCTGCAACTGCAGTTGCTGGCTTTGCAAGGCAGGCTGGACCAGGAGCGGGAATTATAACTGAAACGCTAGAAAAAAGAAGATCTAAATTTACTAAAGACGTTTTTGATTCTTTTACTAAAGACCTAGCACCTAATCAAAAAACAGCTAATATCTATGAAACATTTTCTAATAATGAGAAAGATTTATTGAAAAAAGAATCTCAAGCATATAACAAAATATTTAAATCCGAAGGCAGCAAAACTTATGACCAGATAAGCGAATGGGTATTAAATCACACAAAAGACCGAAGAGCTTCTCGGAATTTAATAAACAAATACATGGATGTAAAAGGCAGAAAGCCACTTTTCAAAATTAATAAAAAAACTAAAGAGCTGGAGCTTACAAGAGAGCTGACTTTAGAAGATGGTGAAATTATTAAAAGAGCTTTTATGGATGTTAGAGGTGGAGCAATAAGGCAAGGAAACACAGATCTTGCTACAACTTTTGCAGGTTATGAAAATAATATTAAGAAAATTGTTGACGAGCTATCTCCTGATTTAAAACAAACTAGATATAATTGGGCTAATATTAAACAGTTAGTGGATAATTATAAAGAAGGTGAAAAAGCATTTAAGACAGACCCTGAAATGTTTGAAATCTTTTTTAATAAAATTCTTTCTGATGGTAAGCCAGATCAGATCGAAGCAGTAAGAACAGGAGTGGCTAAAGCATTAAAAAGAAGATCTCAAAGTGCCAGAAAAATTTCAACAGTAGGTGCAATGACAGACACTAAAGACGCTGTTAGAGCTGAACGAGTTATATTAGAAATTATTTATCCTGGGGAGTCGTTTGATGGAATTGTAAGAAAGATGAATCAAATGATGAAAACAATTAAAGCAGAAAGTTTAGCCTCAGCATCAAAAGGATCTAAAACAGCTCCTATTGAAGAGGCATCAAAAAGAGTTGGTGTTAAAAGCAGTCTTGCTAATTTAGCAAGAACGGTTGCGTCCGGGGGAACAGATCTTCCTGCAGTCAGAAGTGTAATTGGCGGTTTATTTCCTGACCAAAATGCTCCTAAATTTACAGACGAAGAGCTGGTTAAGATATCTGAGCTAATTATAGAAGAAAACTCTGATATAATTAAAAAAGCATTAACAGACGAAACAGCAATAGAGCAACTTGGTTTAAGAATATCGAGTTTAGTCAATAGGCTTGTGGGAACTGGGTTTGGTGCTTCTCAGCCAAGAACAGAGGCAATCACTTCAATACCCGGAATCGATATGGTGAGAGATCTGATATCGGGGATGACTGATGCCACTAGAGAGAAAGTTATAAGTTCAACAGAACCCCGGTAAGCTGTAGCCAATCGTCCTCAGTCATTTTACCAGTCTTGTACCAAGCCATCGTCTTGAAAAACTCTTCAATCGTGACGCTCTTCAGCAGTTGATTGGCTTTTGATCCATGCACCACTGCGATTGATTCACGACCAACCCGGATCAAAATCCAGCAGTTGCCACCCTGCAAAGAATAGTCCTGCAACCATAAAACCTGGCTGCGACTCAAACCACAAAATATTGCCTTCTTTGACCAATCAGAAATATATTTCAATTCGATCCAGCCGGAAATTCCTTTGTGAATAAAATGAATATCAGGCGTTCCTGAAGCCATTTTATTTTCAATCCGATACATGTGCATACCCAGTGCACCCTTTAACAAGAGCCAAAAATTTCTTTCACTCACTCTGATTCCTCCTCCAAAAAGATCGACATTGGGTCGGCATTGACAATATCTGCCAATGATTTTTTTGTCCGAAGCGATTTGATAATCTTGCTGTCAATCGTTTTTGATGCCTCGATGTCGATGTAAGTGACGTTAGTTGTGGTGCCGATCCGGTGACACCTATCCTCAGACTGCAATCGAGTCTCCAGGTCAAAAGAATTGCTGTAATAAATCGCATACTCTGCTGCGGTCAGTGTTAGCCCTATTCCACCGGATTGTGGCTGACCAATAAAATATTGGATTTTGGGATCATTCTGGAAACGCTCTACAGCGTCCTCTCGTGCCTCGTTAGACACATCACCGTGGTAACTGACAGCTTTGTCAGCTAAAGACGCTTCTATAGCCCTTAAATCGGCTTTAAAACGTGCCCAGATAATCACCTTGGAGTCAATTTCAGATAATATTTGATTTAATGCCTCCAATCGGGGATTTTTGCCTTCGATTGGCAAAATTTTGTCTTCGGTGGGAAACCAGCCACAAATGATTTGCTGAAGCCTGAGAAGTCGAGTGATTGCTTCAGGGGCTGTCATCCTCTCGCCCTCAAGCTCGGTGACAAATTCCTTTTTGAGCGTGTCATAAATTTCTCGCTGTTTTTTGGTCAAATCAATAGGATACCGTTGATAAATTTTCTTGGGCAAGTCTAAACAGTCTTTCTTGAGAACCCTGTAGCTGTGCCCTTCGATACTTTTCGTTAGCTCATTCAATTTGCGATAGGACACGATCTGCTTGTTTTCCCAGCCTCCCATCACGCAATATTGGCTCTTAAACGAATAAAAGCTGTCATAGCCTAAGATGTTAGGGTCAAGGAATTTAAACTGGCTGTAAACGTCCTCTGCCCCTCTAGTAACCGGAGTTCCGGTCATAATCCGTTTGTATTTCGCCATTGTGCTAAATTTTGTAATCATCTTGGTTCGCTTGGCTGAAGGTCGTTTGATCCGAGAGCTTTCATCTACAACCAACATAACGTGATTCGCCAGCAATATTTTGTTCATGTAATCAATTGCAATTTTGCTGACAAAGCATTCGACATTAAACGTCAAAATTTTTAGGCAATCCTTCGAATACATGGCGGTTTCAAATTTTTGCCTGTGCGCTTTCCTCATTCCCGAATAATAATATTCAGAGGCGTATGGGCACCAATCCGGCAGGTGTGCTGGAACCTCACGAGTCAACCAATTCCTGTGCACCCCATTGGGAGCAATTACCACCAGCGTGTTGATTTTGCCATTGGCATATAAATATGACGCAGTGTCGATAATGACCTTGGTTTTCCCAGTTCCCTGCTCCATCAGCAAAGCAAAATTCTTTTTATCTCGACTCAAAAGAAACGACTGTTTTTGATGGTCAAAGGGCACCGTTTTAAAAGCAAAATCTGATGCCTCAAGAATTGTGTTTTTGTTAGCTCGATTTTGATCCGCTTCACGCTGTGAATCCAAATAATCTTGCAAGATTTGAGCTGACTCCCCAAGCCACTCCGCATTAGGGCAATGTCGCTGGATGTGTTGGAGGTTGGCACCTGTTGGTGAGAAAAGAAGATCTCTCCCCTGCCATTTTTTGTAACTTGGCAGAGAAGAAATCCACCCCATCGATTGACTGTCAATTTTAATTTGCTTTGCTAGGCAAAATTTGCCAAAACTTTTTTCAATTCTCATCAAATCTCTCCCAAAACTCTGGATGTTGTTCGATAATTCTGCAAACTCTCTGCATTAACCATCTTCCTAATTCTTCACGAGACCCTCGGCTGTTGAATATTTTTGCAAGAGCCTCGTAATCTTTTTTCTCCAAATCTTGAAATGTGTCAAACAACTCTTCAAAAGTAATATTTCGCAACCACAAATCCAATATTTCATTCTGATCTGGAGATGCTTTTGGATCTAAAGGTGGTCCATATCTATCTGAAAATTCCATTTGATTCCTTTCTAATTAAAAAATTTAACATAATCAAAATACAACAAAATTAGCCATAAAATCGAACAAAATAGCGGAATTGATGCCCATATCCAAAAGATTATTTCTCCCACCGATAAAAAATGTGATTGTCGATTTGAACCATTTTTGTCAAATTCTTTGCCCATTTTGGCAGTATATCAATATGGTGGTAATGAGTGGCTCCCTCGGTCATATCTAACTCTGGGAATGTGTAGAACATTTGGCTTGCCGTGAATTGGACTTCCTCCCAAAGCTGTTTGTTCTCTGGAGTGTTGGAAAGCCCATCGCACCAAAACGAGAAATGACAGACACCGTTGCGTTCTTGCTCCATAACGTCGCAAACCGTGTTTGGGTACCGCCCGTCGATTACCCGATTCAACACCACTTCAGCTACAGCGAGTTGCCCAACACGAGGCTCTCCACGAGCCTCATGATATAAAATTAAAGATAGACATAAAAGTTCAATACCCATGTTTATCTCCCTCGAAGGAAATGTAACCTTTAACTTGCTTTCCCCAGTATTTTGACTTCTCAGGCTCAATCCACTCGGTGACCTGATTGTCAATCAGTGTCCAGTTTTTAGTGTCCAAGACCACAACGTGTTTTTGAACCTCGACAATGTACAGTTGATTTTTTTGCAAACTCTCTTTGCAAAAATATTGCATTTTCCTACGCTTGTTTAGCTTTACATATTTGCCATGAAATCCCAATCTAAAGCAAGCCGAAACCATATTCTCCATTGACACTCCCTTGGCGTGTCGTTTTTGTCGCAACTTGCGAATAATTTGGTACGGAGTTTCGTAATCTGTTTTGCAAATTGTGGCTACGGCATAGGGACCGCACCAAGTTTTTCTCCAATTTCCAGCCGAGTCAGTGACCTGCCGAGTTTCAGGAATGTGATTTTTCATTTTTATCTCTCTTTTTTATTTGGTCAGAAAGTTCTTTGATTTGTAAAATTAACTCAAACATTGAAAGTTCTTCGACTGGCTTTTTCTTTGATTCTTCGTAAGAAAAATTTTCAATCATTTTATCCGTATTCATCTAATTTCCTTTCTCAAATAAGGTTTTTTCCAGTCACCAATGCTCAAATTAAAATAAAAAGCGATGTCAAAGTGATCAATCATTGCGTCACTGTTGTCATACCACTGGTGAGTTGGTGCTGTTTTGATGATTCCAATAATCTTCTCAAACAGGGGTTTGTGATCCCCGTAAAACTCTAGGCGATAATGGTTGATTTGAATTTGTTCACCACCATAAGTTTTGCGATTTAAATCCGAAAAATCAACCTCACCAGATTTGATAGTTACATTTATAGAGTGATGCCCCGTATTTTTGCGAACACCAAACTTTAGTTTTTTACCAAACTTTTCTTTCAAAGCAACCCGAATCTTTTTAACGTCTTCAGTAGAAATATAAGCCATTTTTGTTTCCTTTCTCAGTTATTTTTAAATCGACAAAAGAATGATACTCCATTGGTCAGAGATGTCAAATCTTTTAAAAGAAAAGGGAGCCGAAGCTCCCTAGTTTATAGGTCCAACAAATTTATAAAAAGTGTCTAGGTCTTTGGAGTTTAGAGGATGATCTCCATCGTTGTCCAAAGGATCTAGGTCCAGCGATTTTGCAAAGTCCCAGCCCACCACCACAAACTTTCCGCTGTCTTTGTCAAACGTGTCTATAATGTTTGTGCACTTAGCTAATTTTTTATCATCAGATTTCCTCCATTTTGGAAAAATAAAATACACTGCATTTCCGTATTGATCATCTCCACGAACTGGGTGATAACTAATCCCAGCCACCCATTTACTAAATTTTTTTGCATCCATTTTATTTCCTTTCTAAAAAAGGGGGGAA